GCAGTGGGTTTGTTGTTGGTTATATCAGGAGGTTACTATGTCTCAGATCATCACGGCTATGAAAGACGGGTTGCAGAAGATAAAGCAGAAATTGAGCGCCTTAATGGAGAAGCTCGTGCAAAAGAAGCAGAGCTCGGACAAAAGCTTGCAAGAGCCACCGGCCAACTGAAAAAGGCTAAAGATGATATTAAGACCAAGCAGGCTGACATTGGTGCTCGTATCGATGCTGGCGAGTTGCGCCTCCCCTCCACCTGTGGTGTACAAGCCAGTTCAGATGCCCCCAATGGAAATCAAACCAATGGAGCCGAATCTGACCGACAGGCTATTAAAGATATTGTCTCCATCGCTTCAGACGGAGACAAAGCAATCGTCAAGCTCAACGCCTGCATCAGTCAGTACAACGAAGTGATGCAGACAGTTAATGAGGGTGTGAAATGATTACAGCAGAAAAACTTCATGCCCTACAAATCGGGCCAGAATGGGTGGAGCCACTAAATGCAACTATCCAAAAGTTTAGCATTTTTACCGTTAAAGAACAGGCCGCATTTATCGGACAGCTTTCACACGAGTGCAACCACTTCAAAGTCCTTTCAGAAAATCTTAACTATAGAGCAGAAACCCTTCAAGCTCTCTTCCATACCCACTTTAAACCTGACGAGTACGCCCTTTTTGCTCACAAACCAGAAAAGATTGCCAACAGAATCTATGCTAACCGAGGAGGTAATAGAAATGAAGCCAGCGGAGACGGTTGGCTATACCGAGGCAGAGGATGCATTCAGCTCACACTCCATGACAACTATTGGCATTGTGGGCAAGCCTTGGGTCAGGATTTTGTAAGAAACCCTGATCTTGTAGCAACACCTATGTGGGCAGTTATGAGTGCAGGATGGTTTTGGTCAACGCATGGTTGTAATCGACTGGCTGAATCAGGCAATGAAGAAGGACTATGCAAAGTTGTAAATGGAGGACTGATTGGTCTTGAAGACAGAAAGAACTTGACCAGCAAAGCTTTTGCCATTCTGTCATAATCCATTTATAATCATCTCATTAGCAATCAGGGATAATCATGACCGCTTCATTTGCTCTGACGTATGATAATCTAACCTCTACGGTCTTACAATATTTAGAGCGTAGCGATGCGGCAACTACAGCTCAGATACCTACATTCATTACTCTTTGTGAGTTCGAGATTGCTCAGCAAATTAAAACGCTAGGTCAACAGCAAGTTGTTGAGTCAGTAATGCAAGCCGGTAATGCAGTCATTGCTAAACCTGCTAGATGGCGTAAAACGGTATCAATGAATTTGACAAATAGTGGCACAATTCAGCCTGTGTACTTGAGGAAGTATGAGTATATACGATCATATGCATCAAGCGCAACATCTCAAGCAACACCCATTTATTATGCCGATTATGATTATCAGCATTGGATTGTGGCTCCTACGCCTGATCAGGCTTATACATTCGAAGTCCTTTATTATGAGCGTATTCAGCCTTTATCATCTGATAATCAAACAAATTGGCTAACTCAAAATGCGCCAAATGCAATGCTGTATGGGACACTCTTACAAGCAATGCCATTCTTAAAAAATGATCAGCGTCAAATATTTCAAGAGAAGTATAAAGAAGCGATGGATGCTTTGAAAGCAGAAGACTTGCTTCGTTTGGGTGATCGTCAAACTATTGCACAGGATTCTTAACCATGACAGCATACACCAACCCATTTACTGGTCAATCCATTCAACCGTCGTCGGTTGGGTTTGAAGCTCTTACAATCTCGGCTAATACATCTCTTTCTTGGTCAATCAACGGCTTAGGCGGAAATGTTCCAGTTGCCGCACAGATTATGAATGTAAGTGCAACAGCTAATGGGTTCTCATTACTGATGCCGCCGGCTTATCAAGTATCAAACGGACAAGATGTACTAATTAATAACATTGGCTCATACCCATTTTCTGTTAAAGTTAATGATGGTACAACCACAATTTGTAATATTGCAGCAGGTGCTGTTGAGTATATTTATCTAATTGATAATACAACAAACAATGGTACATGGGATGCATTTACATTTGGGACAGGTACATCAGCTGCAAATGCAGGTACTTTAGCAGGTTATGGACTAAATGCAATTGCAAACACATTAAATCAGTCATATCCCGTTACTATATATTACACAAGTACTTATTTAACTGCTGCAAATCAAGCAGCATTTGCAATATGGGAAGGTGGAGTAGGTACATTAACTCTACCTTCTTCATCAACAGTGGGTGCTAATTGGTTTGTCAATATAGGTAACTATGGCACAGGCATTCTCACACTTGCACCTGTTGGTACTGACACAATCAATGGTAATAGTAATCAACAATTACAATTAACTGAGTCATTAGTTCTTGTTTCAACTGGTAGTGGTTGGAATACTTTTGGTTATGGAAGATCAAATCAGTTTGCATATACACAATTGGCTTTATCAGTTAGTGGTGGAACAACTACACTAACATCAGTACAAGCGGCAAACACAATTCAAGAATATTCTGGTGTACTTACATCTAATCAAATCATTGTTGTGCCTTCAACTGTTCAGTTATATTCAGTAATCAATAACACAACAGGCTCATATACACTTACTTTAAAAACAGCAGTATCAGGAGGTGCATCTGTTGTTGTACCACAAGGTGGTACATTAATTCTTGTATGCGATGGCACAAACGTGTACAATGCAGCTTCTGGAACAGCTAGTAGCTTTAGCACTCTTACATTAGGTAATGGTTCGACTGCAGTCCCATCATTAAAGTTTTTAGGCGATGCTACAACAGGCATTTATTTACCTTCATCAGGACAATTAGGCTTTGTCGTAAGTGGTTCACTTGCAGGTTTCTTTAATTCTTCAGGTTTTACAGCTTTTAATGGCATATCTGGAGGAACCTTCTAATGACCGCTAAAGTTATATCATTAGCAATACAGCCGGGTATTCAGCGTGATGGTACGCAGTTTGACTCTGTTCGCTATGTTGATGGTATATGGACACGTTTTCAACGTGGCAGACCAAGAAAGATGGGTGGCTACAATGCCATGTTCTTGAATGCACCTGAAGTATCTCGTGGCATGGTTATGCAATCGCAAACAGGCATTAATTATGTGTATTCAGGGTCGCAAAGTAAAGTATCCGCTTGGCAAACTGACGATGATGATGCTACTGGTTCAGGCCCAACTGATGTTACTTTAAGCAACTTTACAGCTAGTGCAAACAATCTATGGCAGTGGGATGTTTCATATGACTCATATGGCAGTGGCGCATTTACAGTAATTGGCCACCCTGGACAAAATTTATCAAATATTGACAGTACTGTTAATACACCTGTCTTAATTGGCAATTTTCCTTATGGGTCAATGTCACAAGTTGGTGTGTTTACTGCAGTTGGTAATTTATCAAGCACAACAATCACAATTGCAGCAACTAACTATTTAATTGGTGTAGGACAAACAGTAACTGGCTCAGGAATTCCTTCAAACACTACAGTCACAGCTGTGACTGTAGTTACTTCACCTTCACCACAGACTACAGTCACTGTGTCAAACTCAATGACAACTAGTTCTGGTGTGACAGTTACGTTTAATAATAATATTTCAGTGTCCGGTGGATGCTGTATGATTTACCCATATATGTTTGTGTATGGGAACAACGGTCTAATTCAGAATTCATCGGCAGGAAACTTCAATAACTGGGTAGCTGCGGATGCTAATGCTGCTAACCCAACAGCCACAAAAGTTGTTAAAGGCATGCCGGTTCGTGGTGGTACGACATCACCTTCAGGGTTATTTTGGTCATTAGACTCACTGATTCGTGTGTCTTATGCACCACAGAATGTTGGAACATCCACAATTTATTGGCGTTATGACATTATTAGCAGTCAATCATCAATTCTGTCATCACAATCTGTAATCGAATATGATGGTATTTACTATTGGGCAGGCGTAGATAGATTCTTGTCATACAACGGTGTTGTTCAAGAAGTACCTAATCAAACTAACTTAAACTGGTTCTATGATAATCTCAACTATTATGAACGTCAAAAGATCTGGTGTACAAAGATTCCTCGATGGGGCGAAATTTGGTGGTTTTATCCAAGAGGAAATGCTACTGAATGCACTGATGCTATTGTCTACAATGTAAGAGAACAAGTCTGGTATGATGCAGGACAAGCCTTAGGTGCCAGAAGATCGGCAGGTTTATTCTCTGAAGTGTTCCGCTATCCTATTTGGGCAGGCTGGGAAGCTAATTCAGCAGGTGGTTATACAATTTGGCAGCATGAGAGAGGTAAAGATAGCATTTATCTGACCACTGTTGATGCTGTACAAAGTACTATTGAAACTAATAACCTTGGATGGGTCACAGGAGGCCCTGGAAACCGTCAATTAGCAGGCGATAATAGATGGATTAGACTGGAAAGAGTTGAACCTGACTTTAAACAAGTAGGTTCTATGAATCTTTATGTCACAGGTAAAGGTTATGCAGATGATAATGATGTCACATCAAGCCCTTACTCATTTGATCCAACAACACTAAAAATTGATATGCGTGAACAAAGACGTGAAATGCGTCTTAGATTTGAAAGTAACACCTTTAATGGTGACTATGAAATGGGTAATATCTTGCTTAGTGCAGATATGGGTGATGAACGTTCTACAGGTAATCCGTAATGGTTGTCTATGATCCTAGAGGTTTGACTTGGGCTAAGTGGTGTTCTCACATGGCAGAACTATTTGCGCCTAATCAACTAGGAACTGTGCCTGAAGATCAGTGGCGTCTTTGGGCAGATGGCATGCAAGGTATTGGCTATTTTGTAAATTCAGCTGTTCCTGATCAAAGAGGGTTTGCTACTTGGCAAGAGTGGGCACAGTCTTTGGTTGGCATTATGAGTATTAATCCACAATGACTATCGATCAAGCCACCGCAAACCAACTTGCAGCAGCTTATACTGCTGACCCTACAAACACAGGTGCATTGCAAAGTCTTGTTAACAGCACTGGTGTTACGCAAGAAGATGTTGCACAATATTTTCCAACATTCAATATTGCAACATCAGGGCTAACCATACCCTCAAATGCAACAAATGCAGCACAGCAAAGTGGAAGTGCAGCAGGTGCGAGTGAAGCAGCCAGTGCCGCTGCAGCTAAAGCTGCACAAGATGCAGCAGCTGCTGCAAGTACAGCATCGCAAATTACTGATGTGAATGGAAATGTAATTCCAAACATTTCAAAGCCTTCAATTATTGGGTCTGATGGTACTCAAGGAATAAATGGAAATACAGTCTTATCTAGTAATCCAACATTAGCACAATTAGCAACGAAATATGCAAATGACCCAAGTGGATTTGTTGTTGCCGCTGGTATGGCAGGATTTTCCAATAGTGATATACAAAATGTATTAACAGATCCCAAATATGTAACAGGATTTACAACTGCAAATTATGCAGTTCCAAACTTTAATTCTGATACCACTGCACCTCTTGGATCTGCAAACAATTTAACACCTACAGGTGCGGCAGTAAGTACTGCAAGAACATTACAAAATCAGGCTGATGCACTATTAAGAAATGGATATAGCACTGATTCTGTTCAGTCATTTATTGATGCTCAATTAGCAGGCAATCCAACACTTGCAAAACAAAATATTGGCGGTGTTAATTTAAAAGATTTTCTTGACCAAACAATTGTTTCTGACAGCACAGCATTCCAACAACAAGCACAACAAGGTAAATCTGAATATCTTACGCCCTACAGTAATTTAGTCATTGGTTCTAATACGTCTATTGCAAATACAGGGGCAATAAATGCTGGTGTGACAAGTAAAACCGGTACAACAGGTTCCAGTACTACAGGGGCAGGAACAGGGACAGGAACGACAACAAACACAAAATCAGCTGCTGATTTAGCGGTTGATGCATTGCCTCAAGTAAATCCGACTTATTTAAACTCCCAGATTCTTGATGTATATAATAAGATCATTCAAGGCGGTGGAACAAATGCTGATGTTGCAAAAGCTTTAGATGCTTCAGGCGTAACAACTTCGCAACTAGCAACAATACTAGGCGTTAATCCTGCATATGCTCAAATTCAGTATAACATTGCAGATCCAACAGGCAGCCAACTTACACCTTATTCAAGTACGACAGCATCTGCAACTGCTAATGATTCAAACCAACAGTTTAATACAATGTATGATCAGTTGCAATATGGCAACACAAAGATCAGCACAACTACATCAGTAGACCCTGATACTGGATCACCAACTACCACAACAGGTTTGTATGATTCAAAAGGCAATCTGCTAAATAGTCGAGTAACATCACTAGGTAATGGTGTCTATGATCTTCAAACACCATCGGCAGGTGGTATCATTCATACATATGTTCAAGCTGATGCAAACGGAAATGTCTCGCCCATTACTGACTATACTAATCAGATTAGTTATCAAGGTGGTCAACATGGCGGGTTCATTAATCAAACATTAAGTAGTCTTGGCCCTATCGGAAAAATTGCAGCTGTTGTTGCATTAAATGCACTACTTCCTGGCGCAGGTGAGATTGGTGCAGAGCTTACAGGTGCTGATGCTGCATCAACAACTGCTTTAACAGCAGGTGGTTCAGCAATCGGGGCTGTTAATGGCGGTGTAATTGCTGCTATGAATGGTCAAGATGTGACTAAAGGTGTGCTTACAGGTGCGCTTGGTGGCGGATTAGGTGCAAATGCATCGAACTTAGCAACAAATGTGCTAGGTAAAGATACATTGTCATCAATATCAAGCACGTTAGGTGGGACATTTACGCCTACTCAAGTATCACAAATTGTTGGCAATGCTTTTACAAAGTCAGTTGTGGCTGCTGCAAATTCAGGTAATACATCAAACTTACTTGGGACATTTGCATCAAACTTAGTCACATCAGGCTTAGGTACTACTGCATCAAATGCTATTTATGACCAATTTGAGGGTAAACTTAGTGATGCCACACTTAGTTCACTTGCAAAAGCCGTTGGCAATATGACAAGTGCTACAACAGCTGCTGCAGTGTCATCAGGTGGTGATGCAAATGCAATGACAAATGCATTAGTCACATCAGGAGCAACGTCATTAGGTAATTTTCTTGGTAGCACAACTGCAAATGCAGTTAAGTCAAGTACAACTTCAAACACAGGTACAACAAAAGTATCTGACACAGGGTCAACAGCATCTGGTTCAATTTCTAATATTGCCACAGACCCAGGATCATATTCGGATGCTAAACCTGGGACGATGACTACAATGTCAAACGGTGAGCCTGGAATTGTATTGGATAATGGCAAAATTGCGTCATTGGTTGATTATAGAAATGCAGTAGCATCAGGCCAGTCTTTTTCTATTGATGGAATAATGCAAACAGGGTCTGATGCAACTAGTCTGCTCAAAAATGCAGTTTCATCATCTTCAACAACCTCTGTTGATGTGAGTGGGACAGGTGCAGTTGTGAATGCTGAAAATGCATCAAAACTAGGTTTTGATACTTCACAGCTGCCTGATGGTTATCAGTTAGTTGATGCAGCAACTAGCGATGCTTATTATGCAGCGTATGGGCATAACCCACCAGTCACGCCATTACCTGATGGCACATATGTGACGATGTTGCCAACTTCAGAAATCGAAAGTTTAAATTCATCATCAACAGATGCATCATCATCTGGTCTTGGAAAAGTAACCGTAACTGCACAAAGCCAAAACGGTACAAATGCTGATGGAACAACTGCACTTAATCCTGTCACTGTCGTAGGAAAGAAAGATAATACAGATAACACAACTACACTTAACCCTGTCACAATTGTAGGGAAGAATGACAATACAGACACTAGTGTGACACCTGTAACTCTTAATCCTGTCACAATTGTTTCAAAAAAACCTCCTGTAGAACAACCTCAGATTATCGACCCAAAACCTCCTGTAGTTCAGCCGCCTGTACAGCCGCCTGTGGTTAAGCCGCCTGTTGTACCTGGGACAACAATTACAACGCCCGCCACTAAAACAACAACTACAACCGAACCTTCTGTTTCTCAAACAAGCTCATCTACTACAACAGGTGCTTTACCTGCCAACTTAATCGGAACTATGCTGGCAAGTGCTGCACCAGCTGAAAGAGCAAAACTTATGCAAGACTTAAAACAAATCTACCCTGAACTAGCTCACTTAGACCCTAAAATTCTAAGTCTATTAAGCGGTGAAGCATCAAATAAACATGCCGAGAGCTTAATGCAAAATGGTGTGAATATGCTTCAAGCTCCTGCAGCTTCTGGCAGTGTTCCGTTATCCCCTATTTCTGGGTCATCCGGTCAAACAGGTTTAACACCATCTAGCATGACAAGCCCTCTGATGCAAGGTAATTACAATGCATTATCATCGGCTGGGTTACAAATGATGGCAGGACAGCAAGGGGCATTACCTTCCTTTAAGAAGGGTGGTACTGTTGAGCATGTGCCACAGTTTATTACTGGTGCAACAGGTCATTATGTTAAAGGAGAAGGTGATGGGCAATCTGATGATATTCCTGCCATGCTTGCTGATGGTGAGTATGTATTTGATGCTGACACTGTGGCAGCTTTAGGCAATGGCTCATCTGATGCAGGTGCTGAAGTCTTAGATAAGCTACGTGAAGCTATAAGAAAGCATAAGCGTTCTGCCCCTCCTGATAAAATTCCGCCTAAGGCAAAGTCTCCATTAGAATACTTGAAAGGTGTTAAACTATGACAACCACGACCGGTGCGCTTTCATCGCTTTCACCTTTGACTAGCAATCTTAGTTTGCCTACATCATCAACACCGATTACTGCAGGAAATCCTTCACTAGGAAATCCTACAATTACGCCCTATTCTTTTGCACCTAATAGTTCGCTATTGGCATCAACAGGTTATACGCCTGCCCCTAATCTAGGAGTTACTCCAGGTTCTACATCGACAGGCTCATTTACTCAAGGTGCACCTCTTCCAAATATTACAACATCACAAGAGCAAGTTACAGCAGCCCCATCGTTCTATACTGATTATTTGAATCAGTTGGCAACACAAGGTGCACAAGCTAATCAAAACTCACAGTTTGTAGGTCCGACTAATCTACAAACAGCTGCATTTAATAATGTTGCATCAAATGTCGGAAACTATATTCCTACACTTAATGCAGCTACAGGTTTAACACAATCTGCTGCAGGCGATTTGACAAGCAATATTAATAGCTTGATGAATAATTCAGCAACCACTGACTTAGTTAACTCTATTGGAAATCTAGGTCAAGCTAATATTGCACAGAACATAGCGCCGCAAGCAAATGCAGGTGTAGTAGGTTCAGGTGGCTTTGGTTCACAAAGAGGCACACAAGCTCTTGGTGAAGTACTTGCCAATGCCGGTTTAGGTATTACTGCTCAACAAGCAGCTGCTAAGCAAGCAGCATACAATACAGCCACACAAGCAGGTTTGCAAGAACAAGCAAATCAACTTGGGGCTGCTAACCAACTAGGCAATTTAGCATCAACCACGCAAAGTCTAGGTCTTGGCGATGTAAATGCACTTGCAACACTTGGTGGTCAGCAACAAACAATTGCACAGAACCAACAAAACTTTCCGATGCAAGGTCTTGCTAATGAGGCAGCACTTCTTAAAGGCTTTACAGTACCTACATCAGTGTCATCAAGCTATACAGGACCAATTCCTGGCGCATATGCGGCTTCTCCATTACAGCAAATTGCCGGACTTGGTGCTTTGGCAGCAGGTATAAGTCAAACAAACTTAGGTACTGCAATCGGAAATGGATTGTCTTCTGCAGTAAGCGGGTTGTTTAATAACAATACACCTACAGTGACTAATGGAAACCCATTAGGTTCATCAAATATTGATACAAGCGGTTGGACTGAAGTTGGTCAGAACATATATCAAACAAGCACAGGTCAGTTGGTTGACGGTGAAGGTAATCCCATAAATTAAGGATAGAACATGGCACTTCCAATCGTAGCAGGCGGAGATCCTGATGCAGCCGCCAAATACAATGAAGGCATCACTAATGCTATCAATGCATTAACAGCCAGATCTGAACCAAATTATTTTAGTCTTGCCGGTGCATTGTTTAATCCTGGACGAACAGGAAATGCTGGTGAAGCGCTAGGTAGTGCATCAGCTGAACTAGGCAGACAACAAGAGCAAGAACAGCAAAGAGCACCGCAGCTTGCTATGCTAAAAGCTCAGTTACTTGGTCAGCAATATGAGGTTGCTAATAAAAATAAAGCGCTTGAAATGCTTGCGCCTTATATTGGTGCATCAACAGCTGCTGAAGCCGGCGATAAAGTAGCTAAGGGTGATATACCATCAAACTTAGTTGATTCACTTCCTGGCACAATGATGCCTATTTTGGCAAGTCTTCATCCCACACTTGCTGATGGTCTTAACAAAGGCTTCATGCAAGATGTAGAAAAGAAAAAGTTAGGAATACAAGAAAAAGAATATGGTCTTCATGAGAAAGAAACTAGTCTTAAAGGTCAACAATTTGGGTTGGATACTGCTAAAATTCTATTGGAAAGCGGACCAAAAGCTCTTGAACTTATTAAGCCATTTATTAATCCACAGACAGATACTAACCCAAAGCCCGGTCCTTTGGCACTTCCTTCTGTTCCAATGCCTGTAGACAATGGCAGAATCTCAAGTCCGTTTGGTCAAAGACCTAATCCTTTTGATTCTAGCAAACAAGAGTTTCATAGTGGCATTGATTTTGCAGCACCTGAAGGTTCACCTGTAAAAGCTGTGCTAGGTGGTACCGTTAAATCAGTAGCCCCCATGGGAGGTTACGGAAACCGCGTGGAGATTCAACACAAAGACGGAACCAGTTCTTATTATGCTCACTTAAAAGATGCTACAGTAAAGCTTGGTGATGTTATAGGCATAGGTCAGCAAATAGGTACAGTTGGAACAACTGGAAAAACCACAGGTCCTCATGTTGAGTTTGGCATTCATGATAATGGTAAGCCTTTAAACCCAACAGCTTATATGAACTTTGCAGGTCAACCTGCTGCACAACAAGCAGCCCCTGTTGCACCACAAGTGGCTCCTGCTGCACAGCCTGAAGCTGCACCGCCTAGTGATCTTTCATCACTCCCACTTAATGTCCAAAATAAAGTAATGCAAGCACGCATTGAGAAGTCTGATAAAGATTGGGAAGACTACTCTGCTGATATTAAGAATGTGAAGCCATTTGTGCTTGAGAGACAGAACAAACAAATTGCTGAAGTCATGAAGATCGCCAAAGAAGATCCTACAGTCTTTAACATTCTTGGGTCAGGTACGTGGTGGAGTGCAGCCAAGCATGCTATGGATGAAGGTGCCAAAGTTGGTAAGTACCCTGTTAGTTTGCCTGCTCAGACATTTGCTGAATATGGCAACTTAACTGATACGCAATTAAAACATCTTAGAACTGTGCAACGTAATTTAGCTGACATCTATTTGGCTAGTATTGCTGAACGCGGAAAAGTTCTTGGTTCTAATCCGACAAACTTTGAAGATCGTTTATACAAAGCCCCAATGGCAACAGAAAAAGATCCTGCATCGATTGTGGAAGAATGGGGCAAGAAACATTTGTTGTATAACCGTGCAAAGTTATCTTTGTTCAATGCATACAAACCTTATGCAGCTAGCCCTGAACAAGGAATAGGTCGCTTCTTTACTGATAAGAAGTCACCTTACAATACAATTGTACAGAACTATGGCAAGTTCTATGATCAACTTAGCAATGAATAGGTGATATATGGCAACATCGGCACAACCGGCTCAACCTGATCCATTTTTAGCACCTACTGAACAACAAAGTGGACCACCTGCTGATCCATTTTTAAACCCTGATGCCAAGTTAGAAGATGTGCATCCTGCATTTGCAGGAAGTGGGTCAACTACAACATCACCCCCACCTCCGCCAGCGCCTAAACAGACAGGGTTGGTTGATCCTTCAATGGGTGCTATTTTAGGTGGTATAGCTGGTATTGGTGTGAATAAAGCATTGCCTTTACAACCGCCAACACCTCAGCCCTCGGTTGCAACTGCATCTGGTAATGTGGCAAACCAAAGTGCTGTTGCTCAACAAATGATGTCTGACTTAGTTAAACGTCAGCTAGCACATACCAACCAGTTGTCAGGTTTGCAGCAAGCAATACAGACAACGCAGTCAATGCATAATCAGAACATGGCTAACTTTGCACAAGCTAGTCAAAATGCACAATCAATGAATGCTGTTCCTAATCTTGATCTAAACCCAGGTGAATTAACTACAGGTGACAAATGGGCATTTGGAAACCCTGAAAAAGGTACAACCGGTGTAACTGGTGATATGGGCCCAGGCGGTAAAAGTGTAACTGAAGCTGCTAGAAACTATAAACTACAGCAAGGGTTGTCTCCATCAGAAGCTGCTAAGTTTAAAGTCAATCGTAGCGGCTTGATTGTGACAAATGAATTGCCTGTAGAAACACCACTTACTCCTGCACAACAAGCTGCACAAGAAGCATACAAGGAAGCGCATAAAAGAATGACTGAATCTGAAGCAGCACTCAAAGAGTTGCATGATCGTCATTCTAAGCTCGTTAAAGAAGGGCCATACACTAAAGCGCATGAAGAAGCTGTGGCAAGACAACAAGCAAAAACTGCAGGTGCTGAAGCCGAACTAAAAACTTTGCTTGAAAGTGTTAAGCCTGAAAGCATGTTGGCTACTGCAGGTCGTGCAATGGGAAGAGTCGGTCCAATGGCAGGTGGAGCCACAGCCGGTGGTAGACTAATGGAGGCTTGGAATGAATTACAAAAACGTAATTATGGTCCTGCAGCTGTTCATACTATCTCTGGATTAGGCGGCCTTGCCATGATGTACCCTAATCCTGCAGTTAGATCACTTGGTGCTCTTGCAGCTACACTTCCAGAAGCCGGCTTATCGGCTTATGAGGCTTCAAAAACTACTGCATTACCCAGTAGATGATAGGTCATTAGCACCTTGTGTAGTCACTATTGTGGCTACATGAAATGCTTCTACCCAAACAGCATAAGGGTCTTCTAATAAATCCTCATTGTGCGTTCTTTTAAGAAGCTCAACCCATTCATCATAAGTTTTTCTCATAAGTACTTGATCAACTAGCATTCTTTCTCCTTGCTATAAAGAAGCGATAATGCCTAACACTACGGTTAAGCGCTTGCTTTCTGACATTGTAAGTTTTGCATACATCCACTTGACGCCATAAGCGCACAACCACGGCACTTAAAGCGTCAAATGTAGTAGGCGACCAGTTTGGATGAAGATCTTTAAACTCTCTAAACAATGCTTTTCTTTCGTATAGTTTGAGAGCCTTAAGACTATCATGAACTTCTTGCCATCGGATCATATATACTTCTTCTCAATAGAATCAATTTGATTAAGTAAGTCTTCACGTATTTTTAAGTACGTTTCACTACCTGCATATTCATCTCTACCTTTATTGTGATAGAACTGCTCTTCACACCAGTCAAAGTTGTCATTCTTTGCATTAGGCGGAAAGATGTTTGTCTTGCCTTTGGCACATTGACGTTGATAAAAAGCATCAGGCTTTCTAAAGTCAACCAACCCTTTAAGGAATGGATAGACCTTTAAGACTTCTAGCCATAACTTCATTGCGATGATGTTGTCGACCGTTGTTTGGATCTGTTCATCCCCACGCATAATGCAATAACCAATAAGGTCTTTAATCGTACAACGAACCATATAAAAATGCTCAAAATTACGAGGCATAATTGTACGGGTATCAAGACCGTGAACAAGACCGCTATCAAGCATATCGATATAAAGTTGTCTAGCATCTTCAGTGATCCTTTTATAACGCTCAAAGAACTCAGGGTTAGCCATTATTGAAGGCTTAACCATCACACGGTCATCACGCATATCACGGTCACCATGCACTTGAGCTGCAAAACTAAACAGCCTATGTCTAATTAAGTGTGTAGTGTCAATCATATCCATGCCATTAACGGACCATGTGATGTTGATCGTTTCCATTGCAGTGGGTAGTAATTCATAGCGGAATAGTTCATCAATGGTTTGATTAATATCCTCTTCAGGGAACTCCCATTGAATCTTGTCATTCCATGTATTCATTAGAAACACTGAAATAGTTTTTCTAAATTCAGGTATTGTTGGTGCATGGACTAACTGTACATCAATGTTCTCCAGTTGATTTACGAACTCTACGGGTCCGGGTTTTTGTCCGAACTTCAGTGTTGTGTGCATCTTCTGTAATTGAGGCATCTGACTCTTGTTGACTTTGGGCATCGTTTTCTCCTTGAAGTTGTGTTAAATGAATCTCTACTAACCTAGCATATCCGGCAATATCTGTCCAACTATCTATATGGTCAGGGCAAACTGACAATCTAGAAAGTTTCATTGCAATTTTCGAAAAGAATAAATAGAACTCAGGGGCCATAGCTTCGCCTGTTTCGAACTCGTGCCTCTCAGCTATCAATGAAAGGATTTGTGCTTCCAATGTTATTCCACCGAAAAAATTACCGTAAATTGCGCCTCGCTGCTCTAGAATTTGATCTGTCGTTTTCATGGTTATACCTTATAAGGTTGAAGTTTAGCCTCAAGTTCGTATAGTCTTTTACAACTATTCCTATAGACATCGGTCATATAACCTTGATTGCCTAATTGGATCTCATTATCGGCATACTGTTTGCATTGTAGTGCATCGGCATAATGCACGGCCAATGCTTCAGGTGAGCCATCATTGTATGCTTGCACATAATGGCTAAGCCTGAATGGAATCATGTCATCAGCAATTTGTTTTTCAGCTTCTTTTAATGCTTTGGCAACATTAGGAAACTGCTTTTTAACTAAATGGTTGACATCTGAGATATACATCTCTGGAAGGTCATGGCATAAAGCTATTTTAAGGGCTTTGTCTAGGTCAAACCGATAATCAGCTCTAAGAAGCATAACAGCAAGAGCCACAAAATAGCTATGTGTTGCTACGCTTTCTTGAAGTATGACAGGCTTCATGCTATACCGCTTGGTGTGTTCCAATGTATAGCTTTCCATGAAGAACTTCTCATTTGCTTCATTCATTTTTTCATGTTCCTTACAAATGCTGCAAATGATTGTGAGGTATTGCCAAACATCATTTTGTCAAACTCTTGTGCAACCTCTTCAAGCACTGCATTCCGTAATTCTTCTGATAAGAACTTCATGTCTGTGTTTATTCTTGTTTGTTGTTGAGCAATACGCTCAAACTCTTCATCTTCAGGGTCTTTAAAGTTACTCATAATCCATTGCCTCCTCCGACCAGTTTTTAGCCTCAAATGTACCTGATTGCTTGATTTCTTTTAGCGCTTGATCTAGTTGGTCATAAGACCGAACAACTGCGCCTGATGCGGCCAGCACTAAATTAAATTTCTGACCTTCTTTACCGCCAAGCCAATTGTAAATGATAGGTATGCCTTGAGCATAACACCAACCAGCTTCAAACAATGTTCCAGGGTCCTTACCGTCGGTTACACAAACCGTTAAGTCAGTGTTGTACAAAGCCTGTATATTCACCTTTAAAACATCGGCAGGTGTCATTGTGTGTGGGTCATATAGCATATCATCTTTTGGACTAAAGTAAGATAGGCCATTACGTTTTAGAACATCTTTGATGTTTTCTACGACTGTGACTTCACGTTCATTAAAGAACGGTGATGCAATATAAACAGATGGATTACGGTTAATGGATTTCATGATTTCCTTTCAGTTGAGTTTAAGGCTTTCACATACGTTACATTTGCATGTATATGCCATTTTTATGATATTAAGAACACTTTCAATAGAATCTTCACCAAACATATGACTACAATCATCACCATTGCCTTCACCAGGTCCATCAATACATTTACCAACCAATGTGATGATATAACCATTGCCATAGTTACGTTCATCTGACCAGTCTTCAATATGCTTGCTGTACTTTTTAGGAATGTACTTAGGAGTTGTTTTAGAAGTCTTATATGTTTGCATTTGAGTTCCTTTGAAGTTTAGAATTAAGTGTTTAACAAGTAAACAATTACATTATACCATGCTTTTGACATAAGTAAACAGTTTACTTAACTTATTTTCAGTCTCTGGGCTTTTATTTGCATAGTCTTTAATGGCATTCATCAAAGCTTGTTGAGTTTTGTCTTTGCTATGAATAGCTTTTACAATTGCTTCATCGATCGTGTCTTTAGCAATGATTTGATGCACAATGATATTGTTTCTTTGACCTTGGCGCCACAAACGTCTTATGAACTGTTCATAGATTTCCAATGACCATGTATTGCTAAACCAGATAACTGCATAGCCTGCACCTTGTAGGTTAAGACCGTGGCCTGCACTTTGTGGGTGTGCCAATAAAACAGGATGTTTGCCTTGGTTCCAATCATCAATGGTTGTTTGCATTTCTTTGCCGGTTATCCCTGAGCCAATGTGCGGTGCATTAGGAAAAAGCTTTTGCAGTCGTGTTAAGTCATGCCTAAAATGATAGCCAATTAAGCATGGCTTACCATTTAACCCTTCAACAAGTTCCTCAACTGCATTTAACTTCTCATCATGCATAGGCTGAACATCTTTGTCTTCGCCATCAAGATAAATAGCACCATTGGCAATTTGTTGGCATTTACCAACTGCTACTGCAGCTGTTGATGCCGTTACTTTATTGTCATTGATGTCAAGCAACAACTTGTCTTCAAGCTCTTTGTACATCTTCTTTGCTTTACTTGGCAAGTTAATATACACTTTGTTTGTGATTAGCTCAGGCATGTCAAGATAGTCTTCAGCTTTCATGCGTAAAACTTTGTCAGATAACTTGTCATAAATGACTGTATCCATACCTTGCTTAAGCTCCCATGAATAGCCGCCATAGCCAGTTGGGTAGAAGTATGTTGTTCTAAAATGAGTGATAAATCGTCCAAATGTAGCACCACGATCAATTACTAACTGTGGACCAAATATATCCATTAAACTATTCGGAGCTGGTGAGCCTGTTAAGCCAAACCGACGTTTGAATAAGTCCAGCATAGGTGCAAGCGACTTAAATCTTTCTGTTCTTGTGTTTTTAAGGTAGCTAATCTCATCTACAATCAATGCATCATACGGAAAATGCTGTTTAAGCAATGGCACATTCTTGATTAACCACTGTAAGCCTTCAAAGTTAATGACATGAATGAATGACTTGTCATTTAAGTATTTGTCTTTGTTTGGTCCGTGAAGCACACTGATGGTTAGGTCTTCAAAGTTTTCCCATTTAGAGACTTCTTGTGGCCATACAGCATAGCACGGCCTTAATGGTGCTAAGACAAGTACTTTGTTAATTGCTTTTGCCGACCGTAGAATCTTCAATGCTTGCAGTGTGATGCTGGTCTTCCCTAATCCGGGATCCAGCCAAAGTTGTCCTGAGCCGTTTTCTACTAGAAACTTTACGGCTTTTGTTTGGTAATTGTGTGGACTCCAATACATTTGTGATTTCCTCTTTAGTTCGTAAAACAAGAATTTTGTGATTTAAGCCTCTAAGTAACTCATGGACAGCTATTTGTCTAGGACTAAGCACACCGGTTAATGTCTTTAGTTCTACCCATATAACTTTTTTATTAATAACTACAATCCGATCTGGCCAACCAGTGGAGAAACGTAAGTGTAGTTTTAAAGATGTCACGCCAAGACGTTTGCATTCTTGACTAAAATGACGTTCTAATTGTTTTTCTAGCACTTTAGTCATTGTTCAATAGCATGCATGCTAACCAGATAAATGTAAGTACTAATGCCGCATTGATCAATGCAGCTAAAAGCGCAAATGTGATCATCATTGTATCAATCATGTGTGTTCTTCTCCTTCAGCTTGGCTTCAATGTATTGAATAAGTTTGGAAGTCGGTATGCGACCACTACCTTCTTCTTTGAACTCTACCCAACGCTCAACTTCATCACAATCCTCATCAGTCAGCCCTACCCATTCTTGTTTTGTATAAAGCTGTATGACTGGCTGCTCCCAATCTTTTGCCATCTCTTCATGGGCAGTCAACACCACTTGCCACTCAAGCCCCTTTTGGGGAACGAGTTCTTTCATCCATGCTATTGGTTTTCTCATGTGTTCTTCTCCTTGAGGTATTTTTCGTAGTCGTTCATTAAAGATACTGCCGTTTTTCTGTCCCAGTTTGATGGGTAATACGCAACAACAAATTGCGCTTTTTCCTCATCAGTCAGTCCTACCCATTCACGCTTGCCCATTGAGTTGACTGCCTTGTCTACACTTGATTGCATTTGCTTTTGCATACCGTCAATAAAGCCTTGCTCATATTCACTAGCGTCTTCACGCCATGCATTAGGATCATATACAGTCATGTGTTCTTCTCCTTTAGTTTGGCTTCAATGTCTCTAGCAAAGTCGTCCATCCATGCACCATAAACAATTCGCCATTCAGCAGAAAGCAGTTTTAAATCTTCTTCTGTTAGTACCACCCATGTGCGTTGTGGTGTGGTGTAGAGAGGTGTTGTATATTCACCTTCTTCACGCTCATGTTCTTCAGGGCAGATTACATCAAGGATAACACCGTCCTTTTCCATGCCCCATGCAACAAGATGGTTTGGCTTTGGAGCATATGCAAAAACATGAGGCCATGTTCTTGGATCAGGATTGTGATTTGGATGCATGGCTTTTAGGTCAATAAACTCCCATAGCAAACGTTCTAATTTATCCGACACAGGCTCATCTTTTGTTT